ATGGATGTTCCTTCTAATTTTTTAATTAATGATATTAGAAAAACAGAAGATTTTAGAAAAAAAACTTTTAGCGGTTATTCTAGAAAAGATGTGTTTGATATTTTTTTCAAATCATTAGATGAAAATAAACTAGAAGAATCGTGTCAATGGTGTGTCGAGATAGTAATTTCCGGTTATTATGAAGACTTATGGGATAGATTAATTAATTATATATCTAAATATATAGGTGTCCATAACCCATTATTACCATATACATTATTTTTAAGAATAGTGAAATTTTTAAAGTTAAAAAAAATAGATGTTTATAAAAATAATTATTTAGAATTGAGAAATAGTCAAGAAGTTAGAAATTTATTTTGCGAGTTAGTATGTATTATAATTATGAGTACCAAGACTAGAAAACCGAATAATTTAGTTAAAATTACACCAACGGAATTTTTATTAGAAGGATTTCAAAAAAGATTATTGGCAAAAACTTTCGATGGTGCCGAAAAGTTTGTTATGGCGGATGACCCAAATGAATTAAGAATTATAATAAATGAATTCTTTTATAATATAGAAGAGAGTAGATTTAAATTAAATAACTTAGTATATTGGTTGAGTTGGGCATTAGAATGGGAAAAAAATATCCAGAAAAAAAAAGGAGAATTAATTTGTTCTATTAGAGATATAAGTGGAATAGATAAAAAATATTGTCGTGATTTTATATGGATAATTTGGGAGGTTATACTATATGAAACTAATAATAAAAATAACGAAATTCTAACTAAACAGATTAGAAGTCTATATGAATTTTTTAAAATGAAATTTACAGAAAGTAAAAAAAGAAAACGAATTAATTTAATTTTAAATGCGTTAGATTTATTATCAATCCAAATGAATTATGATTTTGTTGAAAAAAATCCTATTATAGATAGGTATCATATTTTGATTCAAGCATGTGGAAATATTAATTTATTATATAAAGAAAAAAAAGTAAATGAAAACTTTACTAGCGACGCAGTTAATTCTAAAATAAAACTGGAAGCAACCTATGTAGTAACTAAATATCAAGATTTATCTATGTTGGAAGATTTCCCAAATAAAAAAAAACCAAAATATCTAAAATCAAAAGAAAATCCTAGAGATTTAACACCTAAAGAAAAAGAAAAAAAAAATTTAGAGGAAATATCACAGGGAAAACAAGATATGGTTTCGCAAATAGATACTTTAATTCTTGGAAGCGGAAAATCTACCGTAGCTAAAATTCCTATTAGGGTAACTGACACCATTAATGAGGAATCTAATAAAACCGTTAGTTTAATTTCGGAAATTGAAGAAAAATTAAATAAAAAGAAAAAAAAGAAAAAAATTATTAATGTAATGGTTAATAAAAATAACTAATTTTAAGGAAAATTTTCCGACGACGAATATGGGTTTCTGAAGAAAATACTATATATCTATATGTAACTAAGAATACTCCTGACACAAATAGATAATAGTTATGGCGCTTATTTAAGGAGATTGATAATTTTTGGTTGTTTATACCATAATTTAAAAAATAGTATTATAATATGAAATGTTGTGTTTATGTTAGATCTTTTTTAGAACATCCTTATATATTATTTTTTATTGAATATTATATTAATTTAGGTTTTGATAAAATAATAATTTTAAAAGCAGATAAAATTAAATATGATAATCTAGAAGATTATAAGGATTATATTGAAATACACCAGACTGAAAATTTAGGAAATGAATTATTATCACTATATACAAATAAAATAAGTAAACAATATGATTGGGTATTAATAGTAGATATGGATGAATTTTTATTAATAAAAAATTATAAAAATATTAAAGATTACATTAATGAAAAAATAAATACAAATAATAAAATAAATACATTTTATTTTAGATGGGCAATGATTGAAAAATATGATAATTATAAAATAGAAAATTTTAAAGATATAATAAGAAATTATAAAATTTTTAAAAACAACCATATAAAAACAATGACGCGTGTTAAATATTTAACATCCGTATATCATCCACATATGGTTAAAATTAAAGAACCATTATGTATTTATTTTGAAAATAAAATTTTATTAAAAAACTCTGCAAAACATTTAATAACAAACTCGTCATATAATGAATCTGTATTATTACATATTCATACTAGGAGTTTAAATAATTTAATAATTAAATCATTAAATACAAAATTAAAAAATAAACAAATAAAAAGTATTAATAAATTTATTATTTTAATAAATAATGAAAATGAAAATGAAAATGAAAATGAAAATGAAAATGAAAATTTAATTACTGAATTAAAAAACTGTATTGGTGCAAAAGCAAACATACCATTTAGTCATAGTAAAAATGATGAAATAAAAATAATAGATGAAGGTTACTGTATAAATTATTTTAATAATAATTTTATAGATTTTGAATTAGAAAAACATATGATTATTGATATTTTAAAAAAAAATAATATAAATAAAAAAAAATATTTTAAACAAATGAAAATAATAGAAGACTATGTTTTAAAAAGATTTACAAATTTTGAAAATAATAATTTATTCAATGATAAACCACCTTTATAATAAACCTTTATAAAACCTGTCTAAAACCTTTCTAAACATTATAACACCTTTTTGATAAAACTTTTTTCTGTTTAGAAATCTACGATTTCGTCAAAAAGTTTATTTGTATAAGTCCCTTTCATCAATGTGTTTCAATTCGGAAAGTTGACATGTAGTTAGTGTATTTTCCATATTATAATGTGGTGGTTGACTAACATAATTATGGTCATAAATAAAGTTTCTTTTACTAAAACTATCGTTTGATATTTTTTGTATTATATTTGTGGTTGTATAATTTAGTTTTTGTGTTTCATTTGAACATCCTGAAACTTCTCCAAATTTAGTATCATTTATATAGCAATATTTCCCTGGATTCTTTTCTATATTATGTGCCAATAAACTATGTTTTAATTGGAATTGATATTGTTCTATATTATTTTCTGGTATATATGATTTACCTTTGGGACATTTAAATTGTATAGGTGCGGTATTTGTATTTTGAGCCATATATATTTAATTAATATATTAAATAAATAAAAAATAAAAATATTAATTAAAATAGTTAATACTTTTTATATTTTTATACTTTTATATTTTTATACTTTTTATATTTTTATACTTTTTATATTTTTATACTTTTTATACTTTTTATATTTTTATACTTTTATATTTTTATACTTTTATATTTTTATACTTTTATATTTTTATACTTTTATACTTTTATACTTTTATACTTTTAATTATTACCGAAACACTATCGTCCAATTGTTTTGTTCTTGTTATAGAGTTTTCTTCAAAATGTTTGATTAATTTTTCAATATCATTAAATAAAATACTTGGGAAGTACCTCTTTTCAGACCAACCATCATAAATTATATCATTAATTCTAATATAAATGTAAGCAATATCATACCATTCATCATCACTCTCTTTTACGAAACCATTTTCTATAGATATAAAATCTTCCCCATTTTTAAATTGATCTGTTCTATTAATACAACCTTCTTTTGTTTCAATTAAACCGTATGGTTGCCCTCCTTCAACACCCGATTCTGATTCAACGCATTCAATACCACTGAATTTTAATTTATTTAGGATTTGGTTAGCCGCTTGTTGTTTTACTTTATTTTTAGAAGTTAGAAACAAATTATTCATATTGTTTGGCATGTTTGTCTTGTCTTGTTTGGCTTGTTGTGTTTGTCTTGTTGTTGTGTAGAGTCGTTTGTTTTTGAAAATTTGTTTTTATTAATAATATTAATTCAATTTTTTATTATATAGTTTATCTAACCAGAAAAATAAAGTATATAGTAAATAATGATATATTATTTACACCGATGAAGATTTAAATCGGCACACTTTGCGTGCCTGTTAATTCATTTATCGGTAATGTTACCATTAGATTTAATGGGACTTTGTCCCATTTTAAATCTTCAATGTGTAAAAGTATTTTCTTATTAATTTATAATGGAATTATACGTTAATCCTAGTGTGGATGATTTACGGGAGTTAATAACCAAAATATATTTATACGAAGTAAGTTTATTTTATCATATTAAATCACAAATTTTTTATAAATTTAAAGATAATAAAGAATTTAAAAAAATATTATATTTATGGTTTTCTAGTAAATCATTAAAAAGGTATGGTCATATTAGTTTATGGGATACTTCAAATATAACTGATATGTCTTCATTATTTATAAATAAAAAATATTTTAATCAAGATATTGGTAATTGGAATACTTCAAATGTAAATGATATGAGTAATATGTTTCATAATGCCAATAATTTTAATCAAGATATTGGTAATTGGGATACTTCTAATGTTTCTACTATGTATCGTATGTTTAATAATGCCACTAATTTTAATAAATTTATAGGAAATTGGGAAACTTCAAATGTAACGAATATGAGTAGAATGTTTAGTAATGCCACTAATTTTAATCAAGATATAGGAAATTGGAAAACTTTAAATGTAACAAATATGAGTAGTATGTTTAATAATGCCATTAAATTTAATAAATATATAGGAGAATGGGATACTTCAAAATTATATATTATTTAATAATTTAATTATAAATTAATTCAAAAAAAATTTATTTTATAATATTAAATGACTAAAACTAAGAAACTTTCTAAATCACACATAAATAATAATTTAAAATTATCAAAAGAGAAACTAAAAGTATTTATAGATACGTGTTTAGATAATATGAAAAAAAAGCAAAAAATAATGTTAAAAAAATATAATTTCGGTAAGAAAAATAATAAAATAATTTTTTTCCCACACCATAAGAAATTCTATGTATTTGATAGTGAAACAAATATCGCATTCGTTGAAGCACAATTTCAAATTATAGGAACTTACGCCAATCAATCAAATACCTGGAGATTTGCCTGGGGTAATAGATATATACCAAATGAATTAAAAAAAACTTCATTAAAATTAAAAGATTTTGGAGAGAGTAATAACTTGACAATATTTTCAGAACCTAAAGTAAAAGATGATAAGTTGGGTCAATTATTTACGGCAATAGGAATGAAATTATCTAATGCCAAAGGTTATTATATAGTTCCATCAGATGGTAAATTTGCCGAAGTTCATTTAATATTTACAAAAATTAACAAAATAAAAAAATCTATTAATAAAATCACCAGTAATTTTGAAACGAATAATTCTAAAAAAAAATTAAGATATAGAAAACTTGTATAATTATCTCATAATAGCACTACCTCCGTCAGCCCCATAACTCTTATCCAATGTCTTGGCGACATCAATTGCTTTATATCCCGTATCATTGCCGCAATTTTCTACATCACCCATATACTTAATATCAAATAATTGATTTTTATCATCTGAACATTCCATCATTTTTGTTGACGAAAATGATTGTTTTAAAAGTTCATTTTTTTCATAAAGTCCGTCTATTAAATCTCCCGCTTCTTTATCTTCATATGGAACGCGAGTTAAACATTTCCCATCTATTGATTTTAAATTATAATTTGTGGCATCTTTTAATCTGGAGACTCTCCACTTATTTTTAATAGATTCATCTTCATTCTTATTAGTATTACATTGACCATATAAAACATCTCCGTTATCATTATAACTAAGACAGGCATCCACTAAATTATCAGTCCCACTATTAAGAGAACGTATCGTTTGAACTCTATCATCTCCAGTGGATCCATCATCGACTATTTCAATATTATGCGAGGCATATATATTTCCACAATAAGGTTCTCCCCCCAAAGAATTCTTACAATCAGCAATATAAGCGACACTTGCTCCACATTTACCATCGCTACAATTTCCAGCTTCTATATCAGTTATTTTAGTTTGTAAACAAAATGGTTCGTCATTTACGCCACTAATTCTTATAGTATCTCCTGGTTTTTTTATAATATTTGACGACTCGTTTGTAGTATAAATAAATAATTCTGCTTTTTTAGCGATTTCTTTTTTTTTTTGGGCATTTTCATTTTCGGCCTTTTTTTTAGCTGCCATTGCTTTTTCAGCAAGCAGTTTAGCACGTTGTTTTTCATCGAAATCTTTAATAGATTTTTGTCTATTATTATAATTATACACTTCAATTTCACTAGAGTCACTTGAAGCACTTACCATCCCTATTAATCTCTTTTTAAGTTTTGGGTCATTTTCTAATTCTTCTTCAGTAAATTCAAAGTCCATTTCTTTTAGTTGACCTATCAAGTATGAATTTGATTCAGATGGTGATTCCGTTATAGCGTCTGCATAAATGTATGATGGAACATTATCTTCAGGTCTATTAAAACTTATCGCTGGACCCATATTATCTATACAATCACTCGACATAACTTTATAACAGTAATTATTAGTATTACCTTCTGCATCTTTTTTTTTATTATATCCTAATACGAAACCCTCTCCAGTATAAGTGTTTTCAAATATTTTTTCAATTAATTTGGTATATAAATCTATAGGTACATTATCATTAATAGATTTATCAAATACTAAATCACTATATTTATAAATACCTTCAAATTTATTATTTCTACATTCATCTCTATTTGATTTATTTGATTCACCCATCTTCATTTCTACATATCCATGATAAGGCATTTCTGGAAGATTATTTTCTTTTTCTAAATTTCTAAGTGCTGGGTCGACAAATGTTCCCTTTGCTCTAAGTGTGTAAGTATTATCCTCCCCTATAAAATTATTTGTATTATTAAAATATTCTCCATCACCATTCACCATAAACATAGTAAAAATTTTACTATCGAAATCTGTAGTAAAAATAAATTCACATTGGTTATTAAAATCATTTGGTATTACGATAGGTCCTAAATAAGAATTCCATTTACCCGAAAATCCAGGTCTAGTCATAGTTTCGTGGAATATTTGCCTAATTCCTTTAGAATCAATAAATTGTTTATCTTTATTATAAGTTAAACACATATTTCTATTTGGCGCGATATATTTTGGAAGACATAACTTTGGATATGGGATACTTGATAAAGAACTTTCGCATCGGGTATTTAAAGAAAATTCAGTTTCATCATTAGTATAATCACTTACATCTACTACTGTGCCTGAACATAGTTTTTCGTAATTAATATCAGTAACAGTAGTTGCTTTATTAAAGTTCGTTCCATTTTTATTTATCACTACATAATTATTACTTGTGTCTTTATAAATAATTCTCCCATCATTACATTTTTTAGATATAGGGTTATATTGTGCATCTAATTCAGTTGATGTTCCTGGTGAACTAGATGTATCCTTCAATTGATATGGTTTAAAATAGCACATTGGATTACTACTACATTTATCATCTAATCCATGACAAGGGTCTTTCATTCCCGCTTTAAATAATTCTTCTCGTTTATCTTGAAATACTTTTTTTAATTGTTTATTAAGAATAAAATATTTTAAATCCAATTGACTAGTATTATATGTTTTTATTTGTTTATATTGCGAAGACGATTGTGACGGCGATTGTGACGACGATTGTGACGGCGACTGCGACGGCGACTGCGACGGCGACTGCGACGGCGACGGTAATAGTGATTCTATTTCGGGTTCTTCTGATTGAGATGATGAAATAATAATTATTTCTCCATAACCTATCATTGTTTTAAATTGAGACGCTTCTTCTATAGTCATTTCGCTATAATTTTCTAGTAATTTATTATAATTTTCATCAGGATGAATGTGTAATTCTTGTAATTTTATAAGCATATTATTAATAGACGTATTTGTTATAGACGTATTTGTTATAGACTTATCTGTATCTAAAACTTTAGGATATGCTTTGTCAACATCATCATCAGAAGCAAAAATAGTACAGCACCCATGTTTTAAATTCGGTTTTTCATATCCCATATTATTTTTAAAAAAAATACTATCTCCATCCGTATTATAATCGTGGGAAACAGATCCACCAGTTTCTGCCTTTAAAATCTCATAGTTTTCGTAATAAGCTATTTTTTCTGGGTCATATCCTCTTTGTGGTAAATCGCTAAATTTAGTAAATTCGAAAGGTTTGATAATAAAACTTTTCTCTTGAAATTTGGTTAAATATGCTTTCATATGTTCGTTTACATATTGAAAATTGAGTGATATAATCTGGCATCCACTATCAAATACTTTTTCTGGATTATAATTCATACTTGATAAATTAGGATTTGGCGTAACAATACTTAATCCAGTTTTATTAAATTGTTTTAATTTTTCCTTATCATGTAGAAGATAAGTGTCATACGTCATTCGTCTAACCTTATTTCCAATTCGTAAATGAACACAATCCAGCATTTCAGTATTAGATATTTTACCATCAGTAATAATAATTATTTTCCCTAATAAGTCTTTTAATGGTGTTTCTAAAACATTCATTTTACCATTTATCGAAAATGCCGAACCTATTAGATACTTTTCTAATGTATTTTTTATAATTTTAGCTACATAGTTAATTTTGTCTTTATCTAAATTCAACCCTAGAAAAAGAATGAATGGGTCGTCATAATTTGGCGTATAATCTTTATTGAATACTCTCGTTCCTATATCTCTACAAAAATCTTCAAAAAATATAGAATTTAATGTAAGTTTCCAATTCCCTTTTAATAAACCATTCGAAACTACTATATTACCTTTATCCTCGAATAAATCTAATTCTACATATCTGGCGCCCAATTTAATATTTTCAAAGAACATTTCTTTACTAACATAATCAAAAACTTGCCTTCCAGATAGATACGATTTGGATGAACTACATATGAAAACATCACATAAAGAATGTTTATCTATTTTTATTTCATCAAATACTTCTTCATTACCTGATTCGGAAGGAGTCTCTAAATTAACTTTTCTGGAAATATTATATTCCTTATTCATCAATTGGATTTTGGAATCAATATTAAAAGATTGTGTAAGGATATAGGAAAGATATACCAAAATTAACACACCCACTAAAACAAATACCCAAATCATATTATCAAATATTTTTTTCCCTATGTCTTTTGCTTTTAAATTCATCGTTTTAGATACTATAGTTTCACTCATTTCCATTACATTTTTACCAATATCTACTATTTTGTCTTTACCTTTTAGAAATGTGTCTTTACCTTTTAGAAATGTGTCTTTACCTTTTAGAAATGTGTCTTTACCTTTTAGAAATGTTTCCTTTGTCTGTTCCATAGTTTAAATTTAATATTCTATAAGATAATATTTTAACCAAAATTATCTTAAAAAATGAAATATATCTTTTATGAAATATCTTATAAATGAAATATCTTATAAATGAAATATCTTATAAATGAAATATCTTATAAATGAAATATCTTATAAATGAAATATCTTATAAATGAAATATCTTATAATGAAAATATCTTATAATTGAAAATATCTTTTAAATGAAATATCTTTTATGAAAATATCTTTTATGAAAATATCGTATCTATTCCATTACAATTCGTGTCAGAGAGTTCTTCGTATAACACACAATTCTCATCCTGGGCGACCAAATATTCCCCTAATTTATCAGCGTCCACCACCTTCCCCAACGCCTCCATAATGGTTTGGTGTTGGTATTGTTTATTTGCATTCATAAAATATTTAATTATTTCTTTATATTTTTCAGCAGCATCAGCAGTAGCAGCAGTAGCAGCAGCAGCAGCAGCAGTAGCATCCAACTTAGCATTTGCAGCCAACACAGCAGCATCACTAGCATCAGCAGCAGCAGCAGCATCAGCAGCAGCAGCACACTCTTTATTCTCCTTTAAAGCTTCAGCGTTTAGAGATGTACTTTCGTCACCATGATAAATCATTGTACCAATTCTATCACCACTAGCAAATTGTTCTATAAAATCTCTAGTATGGATATCGTCGGTAATATCTAATGATTTTATATTTTCTGGTGTGCCATCTTTGTCTGTGTCGCAAAAGCATTTACCACTTTCACCAGGTAGTCCCTTATCTCCAGTATATCCTTTTAAACCTTGGACTCCTGGAATTTCCGCCATAATATAATGGAAAATCAAAGTAACCAGAATATTAAATAAGTTAAATACGAAAAGGAAAATATACCATTTAAAAAAGGAAATAAATGTAGGGTCTTTGCTAATATTAGAACCATATGTTCCAAATACGATTACTAGAATTATTAATAAACTAGTAAAACACCCTAATGCCAAATATGCCATTTTATCTAAATTCATTTAATAAAAACAAAGAAAATAATTTAGTTATCATTTTTTATACTCTCTGGTGGAGTTACATATGTGTAAACTACTTCTCTATCAGTATGTTCCAACTGTTGTGTTTTTATACTAGAGAATTTTTTATTACAATCCCCTCCTATTAGTTCCAGGCTTTTTTCTACAAAACTTGAATCTTTAAATATATAGGTATAATTGCTCATATTAGTATCTATCATTTGATAATTCATCATAATAAATTGACACCCTGTTTCTAAAGCAGTTTGTGGTTCAGGATTTCTTGGAGATATTCCATCTAAAAATCCAGAATATTCTTCAGAGTTTGGCGATAAAATAGTGAAACCGCATTTATTATAATTTTTTAAATTTTCGGCTTCAACTTTATAATAAGTAGTATTACTATATTCTTCTATATCTTCTTCCTTTTCTACTATATCACTATTTTTCAAATATAAAATTCTATACTGTTCTGGATTATTTTTCAAAGTATAGTCTGATGCGGTGCTATAATTTACAATTTCTTCTAACGGAGTTCCCTCAAAACCAGAATTTGCCAAGATAACAATTTTACTTTTAATTTTAGATAAAGTTATATCGCTAAATTTAGAATTTGTTTTATTTGAATTATATGAATATTCTATACCTAATAAATATTGTCCTAAAATTTGGTAAATATATTTACTTATTTTTTCTAAACATTTTAAATTTCTATTAACTTTAAGATTTAAATAAATAATAAATGGGTCTTCATATAATTCATTCATATACTTATTATTAAATACAGTTTTTGCTATAGATTTCAATACATCAGTTAATGGTAAAGAATTCATTGCTAACTTCCATTCTCCATCGTGTGTTCCCGTAGAAACAACTGGTTCAACATCCACACTAAAACTATCATTGAAAATTTCCAGTTCAATCATCCTAGGTCCCGCACATAAAACTTGTTCGAAAACTTCCAAACTACAATAATCATATTTATGGTAATAACATACGTATGGTCTATAGGCACTAGCTACATAGAAATTTTTTAATTTTTTATCTCCAGTTTTAAAGATAGTAAAAATAGATTGTTGATTTATTTCATTTGATTGGTATATTTCTAATTTATGGAGTGTGGTATAAACCCTAAAAGTTTTAGAAACAAATACTAAACCTACAAATAATAAAATACCAATTAGAAGAAAAATAAAAAAAATAACTTGAGATTCCATCTTTTGTTTATTAATTTCCAATTCGGTCAATTTTGGAGGAGGTGTTGTATTTGAATTTTTAAGCAAACTCATAATGCCATCGCCAGCAGAACTCGCCATATTACTTATTTTTTCTTTTGCGTTTTTCCCAGAATTCTTAAGTTGGTCCATTTTACTTAGGGGAGTATCCATTTATAATTGTAATAGAAAATAAATATTTAATATTTTCTATTATAATTTAATCGTTAAATTTATTAAAAAGTTGCGTTAAATTTATTAAAAAGTTGCGTTAAATTTAATAATAGTATTTAAATCGGTTCATAAAAATACATCACACATTTCATAATCTTATCATCATACATAAGTAAATCGGTATAATCACCAATTTCTTCAAATTTAGGATTTTTCCCTCCTGGATTATCATCATAATAATGCCATATATCATTTAAAAGTATAAATGATGTAAAATGAGCGCCACCTAAACCAGGTGTTCTATAAACAGATGAAACGAATTTAAACTTTTTACCGTTAGACAATTCTATTTCTTCATCTGGTAAAATATCATTATCTAGAAAGTCATCTCCTAATGCCCTACTTAAATCAAATATAATATATCTATTTTCTTCAAATTTTTTAAATTTAATAGTTCTTTTATAATCTTTGGAAGAGCATAAAAATTTAGAACCTTCAGGTCGCAAAGAATCATCTTTACTTGTAAGAAAATTAGACAAGTAGGTAGTTTCATCTACCATCATAATATCTGATGGGGATACAAAATAATAAATATCGGTGGTTTGATTATTTTTGCTTATACAACCACCTCCTTTTAACTTAGTTATATCTTTTTCTGTATCTATTTTGGTTTTAATATCATTTGTAAAATAGACAGTTTCTGATAGATTGGGTCTATCTTCATCTGGGAATATAGCAAATAAATATTTAAGAAATTCATTGGCTTCTCTTTGGTCACTTCCAGTAAAATCCTCATATGTTCTTAAAATACAACCACTTAAGGAATCTCTAAAATTTCTTATTCTCCTAGAAAATTTAGTACCAGATTTAGATTTATGATTAATTATCTTATTATCTTTAATATTATCGTGAAAATAATTTATAATATTTATTAATCCTGCTCTTATTTTTTCTCTGGACTCTACCGAACATCTGGAATTTAATTCTACGGTTTTTTCTTTATGTATAGTTTCTGTAAATTTACCAGGAGATAAGGAAAATTGAGATATAGGTTTTTCCAATAATCTATGTAAAAGATATGGATTTGGTCTAAGCAATAAACACACAATCACACTATCCAAAAAACAACTATTATTATACCATTTAGGAAGTCTTAAAGAATCTACCGAAATTGTTTCTGGAATAGAAAATAATTTACTTTTAGTTTTACTTTTAGTTTTTTTTGTAGAACCTTTCTTTTTTACAGAACCTTTCTTTTTTGTTGTTGGACAATATCCCCATTTAGTAAGTGTTTTATCTTTATCTATTTCAGTTGCGCACCGTGTCCCATTATATTTTTTTTTAATAGTATCTGGGATACATCCATCAAATAGTTTCCCTTCATATATAAATGGAAAAATACAATCCCCTTCTTTGATATCGCGAAATCTTCTAGATTTGTCGTTACTATTTTTTTTAGTTCCACGTACCATATATTTTATACAAATATTTTTAATTTTATTTCGTCTCCATTAAATATTTCAATATTCATTTCTTTTGCTTTTGTTATTTTACTACCTTTTCCATCTTTATCATCAGTAATTAAAATATGTGTCTTTTTATTTATAGCAGGTTGTAATTTTCCTCCATATTTTTCAATAAGTTCCAATATAGATTTATCTCTTTTACCAGTAATAACAATGTTTTTACCAGTTAAATAATTACTAACAGTTTTATTTTTAATAATATGTTTTTTTTTACTACCAGTTAAATTATTACTACCAGTTAAATTATTACTACCAGTTAAATTATTACTACCAGTTAAATTATTACTACCAGTTAAATTATTACTACCAGTTAAATTATTTTGTCCTTCCAAGGATAAACGCGGATGTTCTATAATAAATTTCCTAATTTCTGGTAATTTATTTAATATTTTATTGGCAGTTTTTTCTTCAATAGATGGTATCTCCACTAATTGTTCTAGAAAAATGTCTATTGTGGTGCTAAAAATATTTGGAAAACTGTTTAAAATTTTTTCTAAAATCCTCATACCAAGTCCTGTTCCCATTATACAACTTCCAGAAACTATCTTTTCTACTTTAATTGGTTTATCCAATATCTTATTTAGATTTTCTAAAATATTACATGAACTCTTTTCTTTAATTCCAGGTAATTCCAATAATTCTTCTTTTTTAATTTTAATAATTTTATTAATAGTATTATATCCATTATCATATAATTTCTTATAAATACCAGGTCCTATATGTTCTACACCGATAGTTTTAAAGAAACTAGTAATTCTCTTAATTTTTACATCATCATTATCATCTAAATTAATCATTAAAATCTCTTTTTCTGTAGAATTCCATTCATAATCACAATCGGGCCAAAGAGGTTCTTTACCACCATATACTTCTACTATTTTAGGAATAATTTCACCACTCTTTATAATTTTAACTTTTGTTCCAGGTCCTAATTTATGTTTTTTTATAAATGCCGCATTATTACCAGTCGCCGCTTTAACGGTAGTTCCATTAAGAGATACAGGTTCTATAAGAACAAGAGGTTTTAATTTACCATGTTTACTTAAATTCCACTTAACATCTAAAACAGTTGAAAAGGCAAATTCCATATCCATTTTAAAAGCGATGGCGTGTTTTGGATTCTTTTCAGTATTTCTTACATAAATCTTATTTTGACAAACGATAATACCATCTATATCATAAATCGAATTCTTTTTTCTTTCTATAAGAGTTGTTTCCAAAAATTTAAAATCTATAGTGGCTTCCATTTTGTTAAAAACTACATTAAAATTCATATCTTTTAATAAACTAAATTGCTTGGATGGTTCCATTTCTGGAGAAATAACTTCGAAACAAACTAAATCAACTAATTTTAAATCGTGTTTTTTATTTTCTTCAATATTTTTTAAATTGGAAATACCAGAAATAAAACTTCTAGTATTTACGGCATCACCTTTAATCTTTAAAAAGTTTTCTTTAGATATTAATATTTCTCCTCTAATTACTAATTCCTTTCCAGAAAATTTAGGAATATCAATATAATCCAATATATAACTTATATCTTTACCTTCATTTCCATTACCTCTGGAAAATAACTGATTACCACTTTCCTTTACTTCCAAGATAAATGATTTACCGTCTAATTTATCTGATATAATAACCTCTCCAGGATATTTAGAATACCATTTTTCAACTTCGTCTAATGTTTTTTTTTTATTCATACTACCTATCCAATAAGGAAGTTTAACCTTGTTTCCTTTAACTACGGCACCTACAAATTTTAAATAACTATTGGAAGGATCAGAATCTTGTAATTTTTCATAAATTCTATCATATTCCTCATCTGTAATTAAACTGATATCTGTATTATAATAACTATTGGAAGATAGTGTAAGGACATCTACTAAAGTTTGGGGCGAAGAAGATTCTAAAAAATTTAGAATATTATCTTTAATATTATGTATATGTTCCATTGTTAATTATATTAGTAAATTAAAAAATCAAATTTTTAAATAGTCTCGAAAACTATATAATTTTAATTAATCTACTAATATAATTTTAATTAATCTACTAATATAATTTTAATTAATCTATTTACCAGTACTACCATATCCTCCAGTTCCTCTACTTGTTTCACTTAGACATTCCACCAATTCAAATGAAACAGATGAAAGTAAAGGACCACAGATTTGAAGAACTCTAGTTCCTTTTTCTACTAGGAATGGTTCATCGCTTGTATTATAGAAAACCCCCATAAGATTCCCTCTATAACCAGCATCAATTAGTCCCATAGAATTAGCGAGAATAAGAGGTGTTTTAGTAGCGACTGAAGAACGGGGGAGCATCCAAAATGATGTAGGTTTTTCTATATCGTTGACATAAAAATATGCCGCACACTTTACACCTGTATCGATAGTGCCTTTTGATTTAGGTGGAATTAAAACATCTTCTGGTGTAAATAAATCTAACCCAGAATCTCCTTCGTGAAAAGAAGTATGGTTTTGATATAATTGTAGAAGATATTCTGAGGTGGAGTCAATTTTAATTTTAAGATGCATTGTTATTTTTTGTATAATATAATACTGAAAAAAATTGAAAATCAATTTTTATTTATTAATTAAATAATTTAAGAAATTAAATCTATATAAATTAAATCTATATAAACAATATCAACATGACAGAAATGACAGAACCAATTCTACAAGAAAATCCAAACCGATTTGTGCTATTTCCTATTAAACATCCTAAAGTATGGGATATGTATAAAAAAGCACAGGCATTAATTTGGACGGCAGAGGAGATAGACTTGGGGAAGGATTTGAACGACTGGCCTAAATTAAAAAAAGAAGAACAACACTTTATTAAGAATATCTTGGCATTTTTCGCTGGTAGTGATGGGATCGTTTTAGAAAATTTAGGAATTAGATTTATGAATGAAATTCAACTACCTGAAGCTAAATGTTTTTATGGGTTTCAAATTGCTATGGAAAATATTCATTCAGAAACATATTCTCTTTTAATAGATACTTATGTTAAGGATAAAGTAGAAAAAAATAGACTTTTTAATGCCATCGATACTATTCCTTCGGTTAAGAAAAAGGCTGACTGGGCATTAAAATGGATTGGTGATGATAGTTCATTCGCCACTAGATTAGTTGCTTTTGCCGCAGTTGAAGGTATATTTTTCAGTGGTTCTTTTTGCGCTATTTTCTGGTTAAAGAAAAGGGGACTAATGCCTGGATTAACATCTAGTAATGAATTAATTAGTAGAGATGAAGGATTACATACGGAATTTGCGTGTCTTTTATATAGTATGTTAGAACAAAAATTACCAGAAGAAATTATTATTAAAATTATTAAGGAATCGGTAGAAATAGAAAAAGAGTTTATTGTGGATAGTATTCCTTGTAGATTAATAGGAATGAATTCGGATTTGATGAGTCAATATATAGAATTTGTTGCCGATAGATTAGTTATTCAATTAGGGTATTCTAAGATTTATAATTCACAAAATCCATTTGATTTTATGGAAATGATTTCAATGGAAGGTAAAACAAACTTCTTTGAAAAAAGAGTAATGGACTATTCGAAGTCGGGTGTCGGTGTTAAAGCCCAAGATATGGCATTTACACTGGATGCCGACTTTTAGATATCTCTTTGCATAATAAAATTATTATCTAATGTTCCTTCACCATTTAAATTAATTTTTATTCCATTCAGAGTAAAAGTTAGTGTATCCATAACTTTAGAATCATCATCATCCACTTCTAATAATTTTTGAATATCTACATAAATTTCACTTTCTGGATGAATTAACTTATTAATATGGTGAACGTCATTTATATTAGTTCTATTAAAATAATAAAATTCTCTAATAACTCTTTGTGAATATTTTTCTTTTACATCATCTATATTTGTTCCGGACGTATTAGTATTAGGGTATTTCCAAGGTTTACAAATTTCTATTAATCTAACTAAAATTTTAGATTGGGTAGAGCCAGAAATATTTAGTTCTTTTATTAAAAGAGATTCTTTGGTTCCTAAGGCATATTTTAATGTATTACTTTTACCATGATGTGCTTTAACAAATTCTTGTGTAAATTTCAAATTACTTATAGTAGAGTTTTCATTATCATTACTTATATCTGAAACACTAAAAAACATTAAATTTCGCAATTTGTTATCTTTAATTCTTAAAAAATCTCCTTCTTGGTATAAATAACCACTATTCTTTATTGTAAAATTTATTTCACTATTATCATTATTTGTATTAGTAATATTTATCATAGATTTCCTTCCTTTACCTCCTTCAAGTTCATAGTCTCCAGGAGGTATAATATAGTTTTTAATTACATTAGATAAATCAAATGACCCAGAAGTACTTGTTATAGTTTGTAGTTTTTTAGTTAAAGATTTATTTTTATTATAAAACATATTATAATGTTGACAATTTAGATATTCGCAATTATAAGTAAAACAATTATATGTGAAACAATTTTCGCCATTATTTTCTTGATTTGTATTTGGTATATTAAGTGTTAATTCTGTTATTCCATTATTAAAAATATTGCTTGGTATTACATTACTTTTTAATTCAAAATAAAACTCTATATTACCTACATTAGTTGTTCTATTATTTTTACCAGGTAGTATTTCTATTGAATTTACTTTATAGCAGTTTAAATTTAAATCACCTATATGGTCTTCAAATATATAATCGTTTTCATTACGAGTGGTACTTTGTTCTGTTTTGTTTTCTGTCTGTAAATAATTAATTCTAAAACCTAATTTTTCATCTATAGGATTTTCACATTTAAACATTAATTTTTTATTTTTGATACTTTGGGAATCATCGATACTATAATATTGTTTATTCATATTCCAAGTAAGTTGTTGTAATCCTATATCTATAACAGTACCACTTAAATTTATCCATTTATATTTTGTATCCGCACCAATATTATTATCATTATCATAATTATTAGTTGATGTATTATAATTATCTACATTTGTTTGAACATCTGTAAAAAAATCGCCAACAGGTAAACTTCTAGAAATTGTTTGAGAAATTTTATTTGGGAAAGTTCCCAAACTTTCCAAATCTTTTACCCAATTTATTTCATTTTTTACTAAACCGTCTTCGTTTATTGTTTTTTTATATTTAAGAAATAATTCTACATTTTGGTCGTTTTCTATGACTTTAGAAGGTGGTTTGGCGGAAACTACTAGAAACTGAGTGTTATCATCATTCTCTATATCTGTAGTATTCCCATAAGTAAAATCTTTTCCTGGTAAAAATATTGTATTCTCTGTATTAACAGTGTTTATATTAACATCCAATTTAACTGTTTTTATATCACCTATTGTTAATGGCATTATATTTATCTAATATTTATTATTTAAATTAAAAGATAATATAATATTTATTATAAATAATGGGAGGTGCTTTATTAGATTTAGTTGCTAAAGGAGGTCAAGATGTATATTTTATTTCTAACCCACAAATCTCTTTTTTTAAAAAAGTGTATAAAAGACATACTAATTTTAGTATTGAATATAATAAATTTTTTTTAGATACGGATGCCGATTTTGGGAAAATGACTAGAATTTTTATTCCTAAAAAAGGTGATTTAATTAAAAATATTTATTTACATTTACAACTTCCTAACTTAATACCAAATGGTGATGCTGTAAGTTATATTAATTTTATAGGTTACAATATTATTGATTATATAGAAATTTATATGGGTGGAACATTAATTGATAGACACACTGGGGAGTGGTTATATATTTGGAATGAATTACGGATTATAGAAGCCAAGAAAAGAGCATATTATGAAATGGTTGGAGGTCACCAGTTTAATTCATATTCTAGTTATTCTGGAAACCAAGGAGGTATTTATATAATTCCATTAAGTTTTTGGTTTGGGGATGATATTAGTCAAGCTATTCCTATGGTAGCGATGCAATATAGTGAAGTGGAAATAAGAATAAAATTTAAAGAATTTGACAAATTATGGGTAAGTAGTGATGGAAATGCCCCAGTAGGAAATTATAAAATAACGGAATGTCAATTATCTACTGAATTTGTATATTTAGATTCTAAAGAAAGAAAAACTTTTGCTCAATCAAGTCATGAATATTTGATAAAACAAGTACAGAATAGTATTAATAATAATATACTATCAAATGAAAAAATAAAGAGATTTAATCTAAACTTTAACCACCCAGTATTAGAATTAATATTTTTTGTTCAAAATAAAAATGTTAAAGTTAAATCTAACAATAAAGGAAATGATTGGTTAAATTTTAGCAAAACTTTACAAACACCTTTTAAAGACCCTATAAAATCTGCGAAAATAATTTTAAATGGACAGGATAGAACTCCTGAATTAACAAGTAAAGAACTTCGTTTTTATAATGTAATTGAAAAACATACTTCTATACCCAATAATTTTATTTATGTATATAGTTTTTCTTTAAATCCAGAAGATTACCAACCAAGTGGTAGTTGTAATTTTAGTAGATTTGATAATAAAGAAATAGAGATAGAATTTAATGATAATATAGAAAATTCAGATTTTAGAATATATGCCCTAAATTATAATGTATTACGAATTAGTATGGGTTTATGTGGTTTAGCTTATATTAATTAGCATATTTTATTATATTAGCTTATTTTATTATATTAATTAGCATATTTTATTATATTAGCTTATTTTATATTAGCTTATTTTATTATATTAATTAGCTTATTTTATTATATTAATTAGCTTATTTTATTATATTAATTATCTTATTTTATTATATTAATTAGTTTATTTTATTATATAAATTTAATAGAATTTTTTAATATTTTATAAAACCAATATACATTTAATAACCATAATATAATTTGTAAAAAAGATAAATTATTATAAAATAAAGTAATTTTAACTAAATATAAACCAAATACAATTCTAAAAATAAAAAAAGTTAAAATCAACATTATATTGGATATTTTAAACAAATTACAATTCGCTATATATAATTTTGTTTTATTATTTTGATAAAGATATAAACTTAAATTTAGGAAAGGAGTTGATATTTCAGTAAGGTAATTAAACGCCGCTATTCTAGTCATAAAAAAATCATTAAAAATATATAGCCAAATATTCGCTATAATAATAATTAAATGATGAATTAACATATTTTTAAAATTTCTGTCATTATTAATTTTTAAAATATAAATATCATAAATTCCATAACCTATAGATATTGCCGAAATTTGTATATATAGAGACATATCAATTATTTCGGTAAGAAATAATACTGAATTTAAAAAAGTAATTGACGCATGAATATTAGATATTATAAAATTTATGTCTTTATATTTTAAACAAAATGATAAATCAAAAGCGTAAAAAAATAAAGCACTTAATAGTGTATTAAGAATCATATTGAATTATTTCTTCATTCTTTTAAATTTATTTATTTATTTATCATTATATTTAAAATTGATATATTTTAAACACACTGAAGATTTTAAATAATAGGTTATGACTTATGATATAGAACCATCTAATTATGAATTATATAAACTATTACAAAGGGTCCAAGACTATGAATATGGATTATTCGAGTGTATAATATCATTCTTATGCTATAAAATGAATGATTCAGATGAATTACACGAAGCGGTAAAACTATGGTTAAGTGATGAATCTAAAGCAAAAAGAAAATATGGTCATATTATTCTTTGGAATACTTCAAATGTAACTAATATGAAAAATTTGTTTAAGAATGCCAAAAATTTTAATGAAGATATAGGTGGATGGGATACATCAAAAGTTATAGATATGAATCAAATGTTTTGTTATGCCATTAATTTTAATCAAGATATACGTATGTGGGATACTTCGAAAGTAATTAATATGAAGAAAATGTTTTGTTATTCCATTAATTTCAATCAAGATATACGAAGGTGGGATACTTCGAAAGTAACTAATATGAGTTATATGTTTTATAGTGCTATTAATTTTAATAAAGATATATCTAGTTGGGATACTTCAAAAGTAACTAATATGAGGAGTATGGTAACGAGTGCTAATATGTTTTATTAATATTTGATAAGTTGTTAAATAAATATTATAAAATTGAAATTTTTTATATTAATAATATTATATTGAAAATAATGGAATATTCCACACCAATTGATACTATTATTACTAAAACTATAAATTGTATGAGCCCTTATCATAATATTATATTACAAGACTTATCAAATATTATTAAAACATATGATATAAAAATTATTATTAAATATTATACAAATAATACTAATAGTAATAGTAGGGTAATATTTACTATAGAAGGTTATCAATTAAATGTTTTAGATGCAAATATATATATTCTCGAACTTATTAAATTATCTATGGAAATCGAAAAAAAAACACCAAGTAATAATATCTCGTTAAATATAAGTTCAATTAAAAAACAACCTATTAAACTTCGAGCAAATGAATCGGGGTTTAATAAACATAAACAATTAGATAATAAAATTACACAATTAGATAATAAAATTACACAATTAGATAATAAAATTACACAATTAGATAATAAAATTACACAATTAGATAATAAACATAAACAATCAGATAATCCACAATATAATGAAGCATTTATATATTAATTGATAAATTTATTATTAATTATTCAAATAGTTCATTATATTTTTTATTTATCAGTGTTCTACCAATTTTATAATGAGGTGATAATAAAATTGATAAACACCATAGTTGAATTTTATATGATGCCATATATTCCCTAAGTTGTCTATTTATAAATTGTTCTTTTTCTTTTAAAAACATATTATTAGATATACAATACCAATCCCAAGGTTTCGTAGGATTATCTTGAATGATAAACAAATTTATGTTTGGATTCCTAGATATACTAGACCAAATCCAAGGTTTTGTAGGGTTATCTTTAATAATTTCCATAGTTATATTTGGATTCATAGAAATATAATACCAAGACCAATCTTTATCGGGATTATCTAGAATTATTTCCATCGTTATATTTGGATTTTGTGATAAACCATACCAATTCCAAGGTTTCGTAGGATTATCTTTAATGATTTCCATCGTTATATTTGGATTACTAGATACCCATAACCAATTCCAATTTTGCATAGGATTTTCTTTGATAATTTCTATAGTTATATTTGGATTTTGTGATATAGCCCACCAATTCCAATGTTTATTAAGGTTATTTTTAATTATATCCCAAGTTATATTTGGATTATTAGATAAATTATACCAATCCCAATCTTTATCAACATTATCTCTAATGAATTCTGTAGTTATATTCGTGTTCATAGATATATAATACCAAATCCAAGGTTTGTTAGGATTTTCTTTAATAATTTCTATAGTTATATTTGGATTTTGTGATATAGCCCACCAATTCCAAGGTTTAGTAGGATTTTCTTTAATAATTTCCATAGTTATATTTGGATTCTTAGATATATTATACCAGTCCCATTGTTTTGTAGGATTTTCTTTAATAATTTCCATAGTTATATTTGGATTTTGTGATATATATTTCCAATTCCAAGGTTTCGTAGGATTTTCTTTAATAATTTCTATAGTTATATTTGGATTCTTAGATATATTTTCCCAATTCCAAGGTTTTGTAGGATTTTCTTTAATAATTTCTATAGTTATATTTGGATTCTTAGATATATTATACCAATCTATATTATATTTATCTTTAATAAAGTTAAAATAATTATTACACCATTTTTTATTAAAAATATTTATTTTATTTGTTTTCATAATTTATTAAATAATTAAGTTATAACTAACCAAGAATTAAAATTTAAATAATTAATCACCACCAACAAATTTCCACGGACCGTCTGGTATATCTATAGAATCGTCACCAAGCTCTTTATCGAAACCACTTTCTTTTGCCAACATAAGGGGGTCATAATTAATACCTAAATCATTATCTGCTGGATCGTTTTTTGGATCATATTCTTTTCCCCTAGAACCTACTTGTTTATCTTTAGCCAATTCTCTCCCATGGTCTATCTCTCTATCTCCGAGTGTTGTCCCCCCCACCCCACCAACCTCTCCAGCGTCTCTATTTCTACTACCAGTAGTATGTATGGCATTAGGATATATAATATTAAAACATTGCCCTCCTCTAAGATTTGATGTGTCAGTTACATAACCACACGCCCTAATAGCGTCACCATTTTTATCTCTCCAGCCAGGTATTTTAGCATTCTCGCAATCTAATTTATTTTTTATACCAGTACAACCAGCAATTCTCAACCCATAATTTGCTATACCTCCGCAATCTTTCGCGGTAATATGTCTTCCTAATCCTAGATGTGTGGTAATTAGTAATGCGTAAACCAATCCTGGAACATAATACATTAAACTTAAAATACAGCAAACTATTATTTTTAACCAACCACTTAAACCAAATGCCATAAAAACTCCAAGAGGCGGACATATTATAGTCGCTATCATATTTATATAACCTTCTGACCCCACACTTTTATAACATCTAAGAGGTCTATATAACTGGTCTTTGTTCTTCTTACCACTAGCACCTTTGTGAGGACCATGATGATGGTCTCCAAAACTATCTTTAACACCAGAAGCGATTTGGTCGTGTCTCCAATGTTGGTCAGGACCGTGTGGAATTCCCCATAACCCACCTTTAAGTAAGCCAAATACTTTATGGAAAAATATTCTTAAAATTTGAACAATCACATCGAATAATGCCAAAAAAAGTATTTTAGCAAATATAAATATAGAATTAACAACACCCTTAATCATAACTAATGGATGAAACCAAGTTATTAATATCATTATAATATCCATAAAAATAAATGGTAAAATTCCTATTAATGAAAATACATCGGCAATTACCAATAGAATATCTATAAAATTTAAAGCAAAATTTACAATCCCTTCACCTATTGATTTTAAGAGACTTAATGGATTACCAAAATGTTCTTTTTCTTTTGGATAAATAAGTTTTACAGTTAAAATAGTTATTCCTATAATAGTTAATGTTAAATATATGTTTGGACTATATATATTATTTAGACTATTTAGACTATATAGATTTGTATTCTTTAGATTATTATACATACTTATAATTAGTTTAGAAATATTTATTTACTTTTTTTCTTTAATTTTTATTTCGTAATTGCTATATAATAGGTATAATATTGTAGAAAATGAAAAAAATATTAATATAATAAATATTGAAAGAAATTCACTGGTTTCCATAAAAAAAAATTAAGATATATTATATGTATCATATTTTTTTTATTATTTTTATTCTTTCTATTCTTTTTATTCTTTTACAAAGTAATAAATCGGGTAAATGGGAAAATATTCAAAATAATGATAATTACTTCTTATTTTTTGGTAAAAATGATTTTAAATTTAGAAATTGTTTGGGTATAAAAGATTGTAAACAAAAATATATAGATTCCGAACTCGAACTATCTCCAAATGAAAAAAAAAATCTAAATGAAATTTTTAAAAAATTCAATTCTTTAATAAATTATAAATTTAGAAATATATTTGATAATATGTCTATTATAAAAGTAAAAAATAATATAGAAAATGGAATGCCCCATACTAGAGAAAGAAATATTATATTACCGCAAAGTTGGATAGATAGAGGTATGGATAATAATAATTTGGATTTTTTGAAATTAATATCTCATGAACAATTTCATATTTACCAAAGATATAATAAAACTAAAATAACAAATTTTTATTTAAATAATTGGAAATTGGAAAAACTAAATAAAAAATTACCTAAAGAATTATTGGAAATAAATAGAACTAATCCAGATGCCCTAAATAATTATAATTTGTTATTTAGAAGAGAAAAAGATTTAATATTACCTATATGTTTATATAGAAAAAATGCCACATCTCTTATAGATACCGAAAATATTTATTTAAGATTGGATAATAACCATAATTTTATTGATTTAGTTGACGATTTAGAAAATAGAAAAAAATTATCAAATGATAAGGAATTTATAGAATTCTTTGGGGGAGAAAGTTCGAATAATTATCATCCTAATGAAATTTCGGCATCATTTTTTGAATTAATTATTGAAGATATTATAACAAAAAATGATATTATAAGATCTCCGGCGTATCAAGAATTTAAAAAATATTTAAAATTGAATTAATTCATTATTAAATTAATAAGTATGGAAGATAAATCAAATATGGATAATAAATCAAATATGGATAATAAATCAAATATGGATAATAAATCAAATATGGATAATAAATCAAATATGGATAATAAATCAAATATGGATAATAAATCAAAAGTAATTACTAAATCAAAAGAAAAAAAAAAAAAATGTTTTGATTGTAATAAAAAATTAGGATTACTAGATTATAGTTGTAAATGTAGTAATTTTTATTGTATAAAACATAGATTACCAGAAACACATAATTGTAAGTTTGATTATCAAAAAGAGGGTAAAGAAATTATAATAAAAAATAACCCTTTAGTTATTTGTGAAAAAATTATAAAAATTTAATACTATAAAAATTTAATACTATAAAAATTTAATACTATAAAAATTTAATACTATAAAAATTTAATTATCTTCTATATTTCTTTTTTTTTTTTGTTCATTCTTTATCTCAATTTGTTTTAATATTTTTACTTGTTCTATTCCATCAATTAAACTATTAAAACCTGTCTTAAATAAACGTTGACAATCTTTATAATAATTTAATAATGTATCTCTTGTTTTTTTTTCTATAACTACTAATTCTTCTGATGAAATTTCTTTTAATTTATATTTACCATTAATTTTAGATGAATCTGTAATTTCTAATAATAAATCAGTAAGAAGTTTTTTAGATGTTTTATAGTGGTCATTCATAGATGTATAATTGGTAATATATTCTCCAAACGCTTCTTTATTATTTTTTTTTATTTTTCTGTTTAAACTATCATCTCCTTTAGCTTTACATTCATCTTTTTTACTAAAATCAGTAGGCTTACCTTGTAATTTTTTAAGAGAACCATCTTTAATCATATCTTTTGGTGAATTTTTATGAACGTTTTCCATAAATGACCTAAAATCTTTAATAGTTTTTAAATTTTCTCTCGCAACTACTAAACTTTTAGTGGGTTCAATTGTAGGGGCATCATTTTGAAAACTTGCTTCGGGTTTTGGATCTCCTGTAAAAAATCCAGAAACTGTATCAAAAATACCACCACCTTTTTGTTTCTTTTTGGTATTTTTTTTTCTACCACCCTGTTGTAATAATGGTGGAGGTGGTCCCATAGGTGGTGGAGGTGGTCCCATAGGTGGTGGAGGTGGTCCCATAGGTGGTGGAGGTGGTCCCATAGTAGTTGGTGGAGGTGGTCCCATAGGTGGTGGAGGTGGTCCCATAGTAGTTGGTGGAGGTGGTCCCATAGTAGTTGGTGGAGGTGGTCCTGTAGGTGGTGGAGAAGATGTGTTTGCTAATTTATTTTTTTTATTATTATTTTTATTTTTATTATTTTTTTTATTATTATTACTATTATTATTACTACCATCAATAATTAAAGATCCATTATTTTTTAAAGTAGGTGGTCCATTATTTTTTAAAGGTGGTCTAGTATTTAAAGGCGGTCCATTATTTTTTAAAGTAGGTGGTCCATTATTTTTTAAAGTAGGTGGTCCATTATTTTTTAAAGGCGGTCCATTATTTTTTAAATGCTGTCCATTATTTTTTAAAGATGGTCTAGTATTTTTTAAAGTAGGCGATCCATTATTTAAAGTATTATTATTATTATTATTATTATTATTATTATCATTATTTTCTAAATCTAAATTAGTTTCAAAATCTATATTATTATTTTCGGATGGTTGACTATTAAAATTTTTATTAATGGTTTCTTGTAATTGTATCATTTCTTCTGCTATTTGGTCGTTATGTGTTTCCATACCTTCTATATTATACATTTGGTATAATGAAACAAGTTCTTTAATTCCTTCTATTTTCATAACATCATTTGGATATAATTCAGTATCTGTATCACAAACACTAACTTGATAGGTATCTTCATCTATATTTTTATATAAAGCACGCATTCTTCTAAGACACATATTATTTTTGGGGTCTATAGCAACCATTATAGCTGCCATAACATTAAATATTCTTACATAATAAATTGCTATAGCTCTACAAATTTGTGATTTACTTTTAAGATTTCCTTCCACCCCATATTTTTTTTTTTTAATTTCACTACAATCTTCATCTGAACATGGAACGTGTTTATTTGGTGATATATAAATTTGTTGGGCAAATTCTTTAATTTCTAATTTTTTAAAACGTTGTTCTAATTCTTGTTGTAGAAATATAGTATGAGCATTACAAGTTTTATTTTCTTGAAGACTTATAAAATCAGTATAAGTACCTTCTGATAATAAATCGGTTATTATATTATTCATAGTGTTTTTGAATGAATCTGTTTTAGACATATATAAAATAACAAGAAAATAAATTTATACTAAACTAATTAGAATTCGCATTTTTTGCTATTAAACTAATTCGCATTTTTTGCTATTAAACTAATTCGCATTTGTTTTTGCTATTAAACTAATTCGCATTTTTTGCTATTAAACTAATTCGCATTTTTTGCTATTAAACTAATTCGCATTTTTTGCTATTAAACTAATTAGCATTTGTTTTTGCTGTAGAATTTGTAGGAATACAATAATAACCACAAAAGTCAGTATAATTAATAGGGTCATCATCTCCAGGTGTGCTATAATCTTTATTGGCTGTAAATGGTGTATAAATAGGTAAATCGTCCGCATCCAATTGTGTAATAGGGAGAGTTCCAGGTTTATGACTCCAGGTGCCATCTTTATTTTGTCTATAGAAATGGAATGTATTTCCTGGGTCAGCGACCATAGACCCTTTATAATATCCTTTTTTACATTTTTTGGTAAGTTGTTCCTTATAAATTATAGGATTATCATCCATAATCTTTTTTTCCATTTCATCGCAAGTATAGTTAAAGGTTTTGTTATTTAAATTACCTTCTTTATTTAATAACGAAATGTCACCTGGCTGAGGAATAAGTTTTCTACATTGACTAGTTTTGGTTGGACAATTATCTTTATTATGTTTTTTACAAATATTTTCACATTTTTTTCTAAGAGATTTCATAATATCATCTAAAAAATATGTATAGCAATTATGGGAAGAAATTGTATAAGGTTTCCCCCAAGCAATTTCATCATATTTGGATTCTGAACCATTTGTAAATTTTTTAAGAAATTTTTTACAATCTTGATGTTTTGGACAAAAATCACTACCCTTTTTAACATTTTTTTCGCATTTAATATCAGTAATTTCTTTTTTTGTTTTTTTTTGTTTTATATATAAATTATTATTTTTTTTACTATAATCTATACATTTACACGTCCCTCTTTTATTATTATTAAAAGATTCCATTCTATTATATATTATATTAATAAGAAATAAAAGTGGTATAATCAATATTAAAATAATTAGTTTCATTTAAATATTAACAAGAAAATTACTAACTATTAAAAATTAAATAAATACTATTAAAATTAAAAATAAAAATACTATGTATTAAATAAATCTTCCATAAATTTTTTAATTGTTTTTTCATATTCCATTGTAGGTTTTAAAACGTCAGGACATTTAGTTCTAAGAATACCTAATGAATTATTATAATTAATCATACCATACCTCATAATATAGCATAGAACTATAGTTGGAGATTTCTGTATAGTATCTTCGCAGAATACTAGAGTATTAATATTTTGTTTAATTTTATTATGTATCATTTCTGTAATTTCAAATAAATATTTATTAAATTTTAATATTTCATATTTTTCTATATTAATTCGTATTTCGTCAGTATAACCTTTTGAATTTCCTAAAAAATCTAAATCTTTTTGACAATTTACTAAGAATCCTATATTTTTATCTTTTAAAAAGTCGGCATTCTCTGAATAACTTTTAGTAGAAATCCATAGTCCTGGAATAATCTCTATTTTCATTATTCTACTTAAATGTATTAAAATTGATTTTTTACTTAAATGTATTAAAATTGATTTTTTACTTAAATGTATTAAAATTGATTTTTTTATTTAAATTTAATATTTTTTAAAAACTATGGAATCTTTAAATGATTTTGATAAAGAATTATTTGATAAAGAATTATTTGATAAAGAATTATTTGATATTATAGACGAATTTAAAAATAAAGATAAAGAAAAAAAAGAATTAAAAGAAATAGATGATGAATTTTGTATAAATTGTAATCAAAATACTATTAAAAATCTAAAGGGTGAACTAATATGTAGTCTTTGTGGATATTTTAGTGGTATAAAGATTGATAATGGTGCCGAATGGAGATATTATGGTTCCGAAGATAGTAAGGCGTCTGACCCTAATAGGTGTGGAATGCCAACAAATTCATTATTACCAGAATTTTCATTAGGTTCTGTAATTCCTTATTCTAGAAGTGAAAGTTCTAATATGAAGAAGATTAGAAATTACGCCCTTTGGAATAATGGGTGTTATAAGGAAAGGGCATTATATAATGTATTTTCTGATATGGAAAATAGAGCAAAAAGTGCTGGAATTTCAAGTTGTATTATAGAAGAAGCGAAATATATGTATAAACAAATATCTGAAACAAAAATATCTAGAGGAGATAATAGAAAAGGAATTATAGCATCGTGTATTTTTATAGCATGTAAAAAATTTGATAAATGTGCTAGAAGCAATAAGGAAATTGCGGAAATATTTAAGATTGAGTCTACAAATATGACTAAGGGATTTAAAAAATTTAATGAAATTATGTTAATGATAGAAAAAGATAATAAAAATAAAAAAGAAAATATAGAATATACTATTTCAGAGTCTTTGGATTTTATAAATAGATTTTGTTCTAATTTAAATTTAGAAAGTGATACAAATGAATTATGTAAATATGTTTGTAAAAAAATAGAGGAATATGATTTAGTTTCAGAGAATACTCCTACATCAAAGGCTGCTGGGACTATTTATTTAGTTTCATATATATTTAACTTAAATATTTCAAAGAGTGATATTTCCCAAACTTGTTTAACTTCAGAGGTTACTATAAGTAAATGTTTTGGAAAATTAATAGATTATTATATTCATTTATTTCCCGACAATTGGTTAAGATTTTTATCTATAGATTTTATACATAAGATTGGTGAAAATATACAAAAATTTTATTCTGTAGAAGCGTGTAAAGAATTTATTAAATCAAGTTTAGAAATTTTAGAAGTATCTTTAAAAGAAAATATTTTAGATGATAAAAAACATATTACTTATTTATCAGGTGGTATAGTTTATTACCAATTAATATTGAGAAATTTCACAAATATAAGTATTAAAGATATTTGTGTAATTTATAATATGAATGAAACTCAAGTATTAGAATATTATGAAAAAGTAAAAAAATTATTATCTAAAATGTGATTAATTATCAAAAATGTGATTAATTATCAAAAATGTGATTAATTATCAAAAATGTGATTAATTATCAAAAATGTGATTAATTATCAAAAATGTGATTAAAATTATTTATAGGAAAGAAACATATAGGTCTAATTTGTTTAATAATTTCATAACTAATATTATAAGATAACTTTAATTTTTTTATTAAATAAAGAAGTACTATATTAGCACTTCGTTGTGACCCAGCGTAACAATGTATTAGAATATTATGATTTTTTTTTCTATAGGTGTCTATAATATTTAGTATATCTAAATATTTTAGAATATCATAATTTTTAAAAATACGATTATCGTCTATAGGTATTCTTATCTTTACATCATTAAAATTATTATTAAATTTTAAATGTTTGGTACAATTTATTATTAATTTAATTTTATTCTTTTCTAAAAAATTATTATCTATAGAACTTTCATAATTTCCAATATAAATATTAGAAATTATTAAATCTTGATGATTAGAAATATCTATTTTTTTAAGAAAATTATTAATCATTATAAATTATTAATTAATATAAATTAATAAGTTTAAAATTTTATTTTAATTTAATATATTAAATATAATGGACCAAAATAATATTATTTTAATTTTATTACTTATTGCCGTGTTAGTATCTTTCTACGCTATTTATCTTGCTATGGAAAATTCCAAAAAAATTAAGAAGGTTGGTATGGAAATGGTTGATTTGGCTAAATTAATTCACGAATCATCAAATATGGATAAACAATATGTTGCCCACGAACCTGTAGAGTTGAAAATAAATAATAATTTAGATGAATATCCAACATTAGAAGAAGTTAATTCAGTTGCTTATAATTCACAAGAGATTCCTTTAGATGAATCTCTTAAAAATAAGATAAATAATTTAGAAAATTTAAATGAAGAAGAATTACTTCAATTAGAAAAACAATTAGATGCCGAAGAAAATCTTGAGGAAGAAAATCTTGAGGAAGAAAATCTTGAGGAAGAAAATCTTGAGGAAGAAAATCTTGAGGATGATAATGTAGAAGGTCTAGATGATACTGTAGTTAAAGATGAAGATGAAAATGTAGATGATAATGTAGTTAAAGATGAAGATGAAGATGATACTGTAGATAAAGATGATAATGTAGATAAAGATGATAATGTAGTTAAAGATGATGATATAGTTAAAGATGATAATGTAGTTAAAGATACTGTAGAAGGTTTAGATGGTAATGTTAAATATCCTTCTTTATCTGAACTAACTGAAGATAGTTTAAATGAATTAAGTTGTGATGATTTAAGAGAAATCTGTAAAAGAGATGAATTGAGAACCAGAGGTAGAAAGTCTGAATTAGTCGAGAGAATATTAAAAAAGAAAAATGCTTTAATATAAATTTTTTAATATGATAATTTAATATGATAATTTAATATGATAATTTAATATGATAATTTAATATGATAATTTAATATGATAATTTAATATAAATATTTTTGTATGATTATATTAAATTAATGATAAAAATTATTTTAATATATTTTTTAACTCTTTTGATATTCTTTATTTTTCCTGAAAATAGAATAAGATTGATTTCTACATTAGTATTATATTTTATATCGTGTAATATATTTAATGTTGGAATTATTAAGACTATTTTATATCTTTTTATATCATTTTTATGTGTAATGACCGAATCTTTATTTATAAATTCATTTAAAAATACTTGGGAATATAAAAAAAGTGATATATTAGGTATTCCTTTATGGTTGATTCCGTTATGGGGTATAGCGATTTTGTTAGTTATTAATATAAAAAAGAATATAGAAACTATTAAACTTTTTTTTGTAAAATAATTTTATATATATATAATATAAATGAGCGACTGTTTTAAAACTAGTAATAATAAACATTTTGGTTGTCCGCCTAGAATGGCGGATGGTAGACATTTTACTGATTATAGACCAAGTTGTCATATTAATAATATTATTAGAACTGGAAATAATGTATTAAATAGTTTCCAATATAGAACATTTTTGACAAGAAATGCCGATGACTTAATGAATTTAAATAGAAATTATGCGTGTAAGAAAAATTGTTGTGGACCTTGCCAAGAACCATTTCATTCAGTGAATACTTTACCAGAAGTAAATAAGGTAAAGTGTAATGCCAAGAATTGTGAACTTGTTGGATTTGATCCTAATGGTTTAGGTCAAGGACGAATCTTTAACGATGACGAACAAAAATGTGAAAATATAGGACAAATTACACAAGATGCCAATACTTGCGCCACTCCAGAGGATAAAATGAGATATTATGGTCCAAAAGATGATATGAAAGGGCAATTGGCCAGGCGAACTGTTCCAGGTGGCGCTTTGATGATGGAAGGTGGTGACTCTAGAGTGTCAAATTAAGTTTATAAAGTATAAAGTATAAAGTATAAAGTATAAAGTATAAAGTATAAAGTATAAAGTATAAAGTATAAAGTATAAAGTATAAAGTATTAAGTATAAAGTATTAAGTATAAAGTATTAAGTATAAAATATAAAGTAAAAAACTAAATAATTTTATTTAATTGTAAATATTAATTAAATAAATTTATTATAATAATATATATGAATAAAAATTTATCGCCAGGATTAAGTAATTTAGATTCACCTTTAGAAATTGGGCATATAGAAAAAGCACAAAATCATTTAGCAACACATAAACTCGACAAATTTCAAGATTGGAGGAATGTATATTTTGAAAAATTAGATTGTAAAGGAGTTGTAATAAATGCTGGAGACGGAGATGTAGTAGTTCAAGGAGAAGTTAAAAGTAATACACCTAACCCTAAAATTATTTTCTGGGCACCAAATTCGCCAACATGGTCCCAAAGTTATTCTGGAAGTGGATTACCTTTTCACGACTCTATCCAAGCGTATCAAAACACTCCTAATAAAGGTGCAGTCCAAGCGATTAATAGAAAATTTGAATTTAGAATTAAATTCCCGAATGCTTATTATGTAGGATTAGGTTCATTATACGTACCTCCTTTAGTTCATTTTAAAATTTGTGAAGAAAATTGCGAACAAAAAGAATATCATACTATTGAATTAGGTAAAGGTATTCCTTTTAGAACATTAACTTACCCTTCACCACCATCTAATAGACCAAGAGATTCACCACTATTTTATCATTGTGGGAAAAATAAATTACCTATTAGAACGCAAGAGCAAGTTTTAAGGAATTCAGGTTATCCAGAAGATAATAGAATGCCTGATGATTTTTGGGGACTTAAACCCCCTATGTAATATTAAAGATATTGTCAAACTCAAAAGTTCCTAACGGATTTACTTTTAAATCATCATATTTTCTCTAATTAGAGAAATATCTATTAATATTAAATTTTTTAGAAATGTTTTCTAAAAAATCTATTAACATATGGTGTATTTGTTTCATTTATAGAAGATAAACTCCTACCTCAGCCACCACCTAATTGGTTTAATTTAATAGGTTCTGAGGTAGACATTCCTCCGCCTCAGCCACCTGTTTGGTTTCTAATATAGGTAGGTTCTGAGGTAGACATTCCTCCGCCTCAGCCACCTGTCTGTTTGGATTGTCTCCTTTTTTTAGATTGCTTAGATTGTCTAGATTGCCTAGATTGCCTAGATTGCCTAGATTGCTTAGATTGCCTAGATTGCCTAGATTGCCTAGATTGCTTAGATTGCCTAGATTGCTTAGATTGCCTAGATTGCTTAGATTGCCTAGATTGCTTAGATTGCCCTATCTTTTTTAAAGATTTACGATTAGTTGTTCTTACCATTTTTTATAATATATAGTTAGATTTTATTAATTAATAAATAATTAATTAATAAAATAATATTTAGATAAAACCAATTAATTAATTATGTTTAACTTAAATCGTCTCCATTTTGTAATTTGTTATACTCCTCCTCATTAACTTTAACTCTCGCTCTACATGCTAAATCATTTATAGCATATATTAAACCGGGTAAATAAAAACACATTGTTAATACGAGACAAATTAAAAATTTATAAATTGTTTCCCAAATGGTATAAAGTCCTACATACCAATTCCAAAGAATAGAGAAGGGGGGGAATATTACTGCTAAAATAACTTGGGGAACTTCATCTGGAATACAGGTTTTACCGTAACCGAAACCACCACTCATAACTTTATCTATGAATGTATAATCGCCTGAGTCTATTTTTTGTTTTATTTCATCAGGAATCATTTATTATAATTAAAGAAAAAAATTATTAGGAATACTATTTAAATTTTTCCTATACCACCAGTGCTTTTAAAAACACATATACCTTTAGTTGGTGCCAGTTTAGTTTTAAAATCTACTTTACACATTAATTCACCTTCTGCACGTTGTTTTATAGGAGCTCCCTCGGCATTTTTCGCAATACTTCCATTACGTAACCAAGCACCCTCGTGATCACCCGAACGTTCAGGTTGAGCACAACAGTCCAACTTCTTAGGGTTTCCTGGTAGAGGTTGTCCATCAACGCTACAACTATCTCCTAAATCTCTAGAACACGTAGCTTTATCTTCATCCGATGAAAAGAACAAACCATCCTCGCTATTATCTTGACAAACATCAAGTTCTACTTGTTCTATATATTCCGCTACATCTGAACGTAAAATAACCACTAAACCATAAACTAACCCTGGAACATAAAAGAATAATGATAAAAGAGCACATATACCTATTTGAACAAATCCTCTTAGACCATAAGCCATAAAAACTCCGGCGGGAGGACAAAGGAAAGTAACTAACATTCTCCAAGTTAAAAGATTTAAACAGTATTTTTTACCTGCTTTTAACCCAAAATCAAAATTGTTGGGCACAATAAGTTCATAAGTTTTAAAGAACACTATTTGAAAAACATACATGAAAACATCCCAAATCATAATAAAAATATCTATTACCAAATTTAATATGGGGAATGCTATCCATATTGGATTAAATTTTGAAAATTCAGATGACATTTGGTCTTGGTTAGGTACTAAACTAATACCATCTTTGGGTTTGTTAGGACTTAAACTAGATGCGCTTTTATTACCCCCTGCCGCTCCAGTACAAAATCCTGTTTTAGTAAATGAAGTTTTCGCAAAACCAGCAAAACGGTCTTCTGACTGAGAGCCACCTTCTATTGGATTAAAATGTTCTAAAATATCTTTTTTATGTTTCCGGATTAATTTATTATTAGTTTTCATAATTAAATTAATAATATATTTTTTTTCATAATTATTTAATTAATTAATTATTAGTTTATTGAATATGATTTAAAGATTTATTATTAATTTAATTTATGTCTTTAGAAAATAGCACAGACGAAATTATCGCATATGAAACATTTGAGGATTTAGACCTCAAAGAAAATCTTCTTAGGGGGATTTATGGAATGGGCTTTGAAAAACCGAGTGCCATTCAACAAAAAGCAATACGACCTTTTATTGATGGAAAGGATTTAATAGCACAGGCGCAATCTGGAACAGGAAAAACGGCGACATTCGCTATAAGTATTTTACAAAAGTTAGATGAAAATTTAAAAGAAACACAAGCTATAGTAGTATCACATACTCGAGAATTATCTAATCAAATTTATGATGTTTTCGGTAGTTTATCTACGTATATGGATGTTTCTGTATATCAGGTTACCGGTGGTACTAGTGTTAATAAGATGATGGATGATTTAAATAAAAAACCACAAATTTTAATAGGAACACCTGGAAGAATTTTGGATATGATGAATAAAAAAGTTATAAATGTATCTACTGTAAAATATTTAGCAATTGACGAAGCGGACGAAATGTTATCCAGTGGATTTGTTAATCAAATTAAAGATTTATTTAGTTTTTTAGCAAATAATAAAATACAGGTTGGTCTTTATAGTGCTACTATGCCGAATGAGTTTTTTGATGTAACAAAATTGTTTATGAATAAACCAGTTAAAATTTTAGTAAAAAACGACGAATTAACTTTAGAGGGTATTAAGCAATTTTATATTAATGTAGAAAGGATGGAATATAAGTTTGATACTTTATGCGATTTATATAATATGATTTCTGTTTCTCAATCTATAATTTATTGTAATTCTAAGAAGTTAGTAGATGAATTATCATTTAAATTAAGGAGTAAGGAATTTACAGTAGCTTCTATTCATAGTGAAATGAACCAAGACGAGAGGAATGATGTTTTAAGGAAATTTCGGTCAGGTGAGACTAGAATTTTATTATCGACTGATTTATTATCTAGGGGGATAGATGTCCAACAGGTTTCTATTGTAATTAATTTTGATATTCCTTATAGTATAGATAACTATATTCATAGAATAGGTAGAAGTGGGAGATTTGGAAGGAAAGGTGTGGCGATTAATTTAATTACATATTCTGATATTAGGAAATTACATGATATAGAGAAGTATTATTCTACACAAATAGAGGAGTTACCTGAATCTTTTAGTCAATTTTTAGGATAAGTAATGTTTATTAAAACTATTTAAAAAATATTAATTTGGAATTATATAAATTCAAATTAATATTATAAATTCAAATTAATATTATAAAATCAAATTAATATTATAAAATCAAATTAATATTATAAAATGAAATATTTAAGTTGGGATATAGGAATTAAAAATTTAAGTTATTGTTTGATGGATGACAAAATGGAAATAAATGCGTGGGAAGTTTTAGATATAAGTGGAGAAGATAAAACGGAATATTTATGTAAAGAGATTCAAAAAAACAAGAATATTTGTAATAAAAAGGCTAACTTTCATAATTTAATTAATCATAATTTTTATTGTAATAAACATTCCAAGGATTTTAAGGATGATATAATGGATATACATAAAATTAGATGTAGTCATAAAACTATAAAGGGGGATTTATGTGGTAAAAAAATTAGTTATAATACTAATATAAAATTTATAGGATACTGTAAAACTCATAGTAAAAATCACCAAGATACTGAATTAATAGAGATAAAGAAAGAAAGTAAATGTTCTCTTAATGATATATCTATTAATTTAATTAAACTATTGGATAGCAAACCATCCTTATTAGAAGCGAATATAATTACTATAGAAAATCAACCAGCATTTAAGAATCCTAGAATGAAAAGTATTCAAATGATAATTTATACTTATTTTAATATTAGAGGTAGAATAGATGTTAAGGATAATGGAAATTATATAGAAAGAATTTTATTTTTGGCAGCATCAAATAAGTTAAAGGTTAATTTTGATAATAAGGCGGAAGTTGATAAAACTATAGTAACAAAAAATAAATATAAAAGAAATAAAGAATTGGCTAAATTGTATTGTTTGGAATTTGTGAAAGACCCCGATTGGATAGAATTTTTTGATAGTAATAAGAAAAAAGATGATTTGGCGGATACATATTTAATGAATATTTATCAAATTCAAATTGATAATAAATAATAATCAAATTGATAATAAATAATTTTATTATTTAAAGTAATAAGTGGGAATTAATATATCGCGTAATAATTCCATAAAAAACTTCTAGATAGGAAATAATGGACTTATTAAACCTCGATTTAGACTCAAATGAACTAAAAGAAATAGATTTAGACTTAGATTTTTCAAATAATGTTAGTGCTATAAATATTAGCACAGATAATGAAATTAAAAATATAGATTTAGGTTCTAGTAAAAGAACACGACCTAATCTTATGGTTCAAGATTCCAATGCTGATATAGGTTTAGAATTATTGGTAAATAAAAGTAAATTACATAAAGAAGATTCTAAAAAAGAAAAAAGTTCATTTAGTATAAATAATAGTGTAAATAATAGTAGTAATAATATAAATGTGGAAGAATTCAATATTTCTAATTTAAATACTGATGATTTAGAAGGTAAAATGGAAACAGATAATTTTAGTAATTTCAATTTGGATTCTAATGATAATATAGGAAATAATGAAATAAATATAGATGATAATCCAATAGATTTAAATAATACTAATGATTTATTTGGAAATTTAGATTCAAATAAAAACGAATCTAGAAAAATAAGAGAAGTTCCAGTACCTCCAAAAGAAATGAGTTTTGAAGAAATACAGGAAGAAAAATTTAAACTATTATGTTTGTTAGAGAGAATGGAAAAGAGAGGTATTAAAACTCATAAGAAGTTTGGTATGTCTTCTAATTATGATGAAATGAAGCATGAATATGATAGATTATCTTCCCAAAAGGAATTAGACCAAAGTGTTAAATTCCAAAGGAAAATGATTATTGCTGCAGTAACGGCTATAGAATTTTTAAATACTAAATTTGATCCTTTTGATGCCAAATTAGATGGTTGGTCAGAAAGTGTTCATGAAGGTGTTAATGATTATGATGATATTTTTGAAGAACTACACGAAAAATATAAATCCAAATCTAGTATGGCACCTGAATTGAGATTATTGCTAACATTAGGAGGTAGTGCCTTTATGTTCCATCTAACAAATACTATGTTTAAATCTTCTCTACCAGGTATGGATGATGTTATGAGACAAAATCCCGATTTAATGAAACAATTTGCTAGTGCTACCGCAAATAGTATGGAACAAAAGAATAAACAACAAAATGGTTCTAATTCCCCATTTAGTGGATTAGGTAATTTAATGAGTGGTTTAATGGGAGGTGGTGGAGGTGGCGGCGGAGGTGGTGGTAGCATGCTAGGAGGAGGAGGCGGTGGAGGCCTAGGCGATTTAATGGGTATGATGGGGGGAATGGGTGGTGGAGGTGGTGGTGGAGATGATAATACTGCGTCAAGACCAGAAATGAGAGGACCACCTGATATGGATAGTTTATTAAATCAATTATCTGATAAAAATTTAGGTAATTCTAAAAATATTAATTTAGATATGTAAAGTATTTAATTAATTTTTATAGTATTTAATTAATTTTTATAGTATTTAATTAATTTTTATAGTATTTAATTAATTTTTATAGTATTTAATTAATTTTTATTATTCCGTCTTTTAAATTCCTGTTCTTCATATTTTTGTAATACTTTTTTTGCTTTTTCAACTTGTTCTTTATAAATAACTTTCGTTTGTTTACAGTTATTTTTAATTAAACAAAATTTACTATTTTCATTAAATAATCCAGATACTAATACTACAAAACAGGATGTAATAATAATTGATGTTATAATATCTTTAGTAGCAATAAAAACTATTACAAAAATCATTATTCTTCTTATAACTATATTGCTAAAGAATTCATCTTGAGTTTCGCTTAATTCTAAAGAAATATACTTAGAACCTAAATTCATTAGAATCATTAGAATACCGGCAAAGAATTTACTATTATTGAGATTTTGAATAATACTATAGGAATTCATAATTTATGATACTTATATAGTATTTAGAAATATTTTTAATTAGTTTATAGGGTAAAAGGATGTGCCAGTTTTCTCTTTACTATCGCCATATGTTTTACAATTTAATGGACTTGGTCCATATTTAGAAAAATTTTCAGTTAAACCATTATTAAATCTAACAACAACTATTAAGTAAATTAATGAAATCAAAAGACCCACTTTTAAATTTTCAGTCATACTAAGTAATAATATTAGCATTATTAGGAGGGTATTAATCCAACCTGTAGTTAATTTATTAGATATTCTTCTAACTTCTTGGTCATTAGTAGTAGAAATACATACTAATATTAAAAATGATATTAAAACAAATAAAATATTTAATTGGGAACTATTCATTATATAATTAAACAATATTTTTTTTGAATCACAAATATAATCTTAATAATAATTAAGTATGTTCGGTTTAACAGGAGCAATAAAATATATCGCTATTGCGATTGCTATAGGTATAGGTTTATCCTTAATAGTTTTAGCAGCACCAATTTTACCAATTATTGTTTATTTAGCAATCTTGTTTAATGTTATGAAATTATTATGGAATAAATTAAAAAATTTATGATTTATATTTTTATTTTTAATTTAATTTTATAATTTTATTTTTATAATTTTATTTTATATTTTATATTTTATATTTTATTTTTATAATTTTACATAATATTTTGAAAAAAATAACATAATAAAAAATAATATTCCTATATTCTTATTTTCTTGATAAACTATTAATATTAATATTAAAAATAATAAATTATTTAATGGTTTAGATAGAAAAATAGATAATTTTCTATTATTTTTATTATAGGATAAATAGTAAATATATATTATTGTTATTAGAGACATTAAATGTACTAAATCCATAGTATCAAATATAATTTATACTGATTTTTTAATTATTTATAAATTAAAAAATCAAAATATTTCTTTATATTTATTTTATATTTATAGATTTAAAAATCAAAATATTTTCTTTATATTTATTAAATGCAGTATTGTTCGATTGAAGAAGCTTGGGGTGTTCCTAATGTTAAAAAAAAAAGAAAAGGAAAAAATCTCTATAATTCTAATATACCTAAATATATAGAGGACACCAGTTTTTTAGAAGGAAGTCACGACCATCATTGTTTACAACAAAAAGATAATAGTAAATCTATTAAATCTAATAGAAAAAGAAATAAAAAAAGAAGTCCTAATGTTCAAATAAGTTATGATAATGCGAATCAGGAATATAGAAATTTTCAATTAGAAAATAACCATATAAAAAAACAGGAAAAAACCCATGAAGAATTATTGGTGGAAGGTTTTGAAAGTGGTGATGAACTTAATTCTATAGATGAAATTAATTCTATAGATGAAATTAATTCTATAGAAGAACTAGAAAGAACATTCAATAAAGTCAATAAAGGAAATAAAGTCAATGATATTGAAGAAACCGATTATACTAATACAGAAACTGAAAATTTATATGCCCCATCTATTAATGTAGAAGAAACTGACTTTGAAGAAGAAACAGATATAGAAACTGATATAGATGGAGATACAGATATGGACGAAGAAATAAATGAAATAGTAAAAGATGTTAAAAAAAATAATACTAAAAAAAAAACTACCGATAATACTGAAATAAAAGATATAGATTACCGATTAAATAATCTTAATAGAAATATGAATATGCTTATTAAAAAAATGGATAATAATGATTTTTTCGATGATGATTCAAATGATAATATACACGATTTAATATTATTTATTCTATTTGGTGTTTTTATGATTTTTGTATTAGATACAGTACATAAATTAGGTAGAAATTAA